AGGATGGTGACGGATATGATCGCTGATGTCTTGACGAATGCGTCTTTAAATAACAGTGCAAATCCCATTCAGACGATGTTCCAGTTAAAGAACCACTACGGGCATGAAGACCATGTAAAATTGGAGGCTTATCAGGCCACCTCTTTATTAAGTGCTGCCCGGTCCAAAGCGGAGATCGCGGAGAAATACAAAGAGGGCATGGTTGATGGATGACATGATCAGACGGGTGGCGGGAGCCATCCAGAAAAACCCCAAGGATACCTCTGCCTACATCGACCTTTTGTCTTTATTGGTGGATGAGGAGAAAGAAACAAAGCATAAATGGTGCGAATGGCTCCGCAAGAGAGTCTACATGGGAGTGAACTACGACCCGGAGACATTTAATAAGATATATGAAGAAAGTCTGAAAATAGAGGCCAGAGAATACTTTGATTCTTTTCTTCTTTACGTGGAGAGTGGAAGACCTCCCAAATACCGCTTCTATCAGCCTCGAAGGAAGAAACTGAAAAAGATAGTCGATGCCATCCAGAGGCTGGTTGACGGGGAATTAGATGAATTGTTCATCTCCCTTCCTCCTCGTGTGGGAAAGACCACCTTGCTGATGTTCCTTTATGCCTGGTTAGTAGGGAGGGATTCGGAAAGTTCCAATCTTTACTCCGCTTTCTCTGAGACGATTTGTTCTGCGTTTTATGACGGTGTGTTAGAGGTCATAAGAGATTCCAAAACTTACAGGTGGGATATGGTCTTCCCGGATTCCAAAATCATCAGGACAAACGCGAAGCAATGCACGTTAGACTTGGACAGGGCCAAGCGTTATCCCTCTTTGACCTGTCGTTCTCTTTACGGAACGTTGAACGGAGCGTGCGATTGCGATGGCATTTTGACTTCTGATGATTTGATCGGAGGAATCGAAGAAGCTTTGAATCCTGCCCGTCTGAATGCTGCGTGGTCGAAGGTGGACAACAATTTGTTGACGAGAGCCAAGCTAAACGCGAAGATCATCTGGGTCGGCACCAGATGGAGTATCGCGGATCCTGCCGGGAGACGAATCGATCTATTAGAGAATGACCCCAAATTCAAAGGGAGAAAATGGGAGATCATTTCTTTACCTGCCTTGAATGAAAAAGACAAATCGAACTTTGACTATGACTATGGAGTTGGGTTTGATACGAAATATTACCAGATGAGGCGCGCCTCATTTGAGCACAACAACGATACCGCTTCTTGGCTGGCTCAGTATCAGCAGCAGCCGATTGAGCGAGAAGGAGCGTTATTCACTCCTGAGGCCATGAGATACTACAACGGCTTCATAGGAGAAGAACCGGAGAAAATCTTCATGGCGGTCGATCCTGCCTTTGGAGGAGGGGACTTCGTCTCTTCTCCTGTCTGTGTGAAGACCCCTTCGGGAATCTTCATTCCCTCTGTGGTCTATGATGACAGGGACAAATCAAAAACGATCCCCAAGCTAATAGACAGGGTCATCAAATACGGAGTTCGCCAGATAAGATTCGGTGTAAACAAGATGTCTCAATCGTACAAAGAGGAGTTTGAAAGACAATTAAAAGAGAAGTATCCAGATTATCGAATCACAATCACCACGAAGAATGACCCGAATGCCAAATCGAAGCAGGAACGAATCTTTGATATGAGCCCCAACATCAGGGACATGATGGTATTTTTAGACTCTTCGCTAAGAGACGCGGAATATGAAGCTTTCATGCAAAATGTCTTCGGATTCACTGTGTTGGGAAAGAACCGCCATGATGACGCGCCGGATTCGTTAGCGATGGCGATCGATATGGATATGAACCCCTTCGGAGCGTACAGGATATTTTCCAGACCTTTCTAAAAAGACTTGTCAAATCTTTGTTTTTGTGGTACATTGCGCCTTAGATTGATATTTTTTTAACAATCTATGTTAAAGATTTAACAAAGGAGGTGCTGAAGTGGCAGAAGTCAATGATGATAACTTAACTTTTGGACGGGAAGAGATCTACACAGACGCTGAAGAGATTACCCGTGACAACATTCTGGATGTATTGGACGAAGTCCTTGAGACTCACGACAAAAACCGCGCGGATATCCAGTACCTCTTTGATGTATATCGGGGAAAAATGGACATCCTCAACCGAATCAAAGATGTCCGACCTGAGATTAATAACAAGGTCGTTGTCAACTATCCCCATCGAATCGTGAGGTTCAAAACGGGATATGAATTAGGCGAACCTATCCAATATGTCTCCAAGTCTTCCGATCCCGATATCTTGGTTTTAAACGATTGTCTGAATCATCTGGGAAAGAAGACAAAGGACATTTCGTTAGCCGAGTGGGTGTACATCTGCGGAGTAGGCTATCGCTTCGCTGATTACACGGACAAGGATGTTCCCTTCTTCATTGCGACCCTGGACCCCAGATTCGCCTTCGTGGTCTATGACAGAAACGTGGAAAAGCACCAGATGATGAGTTGTTATTTCTCCGAGAACTCAGATGGAGAAGCGACCTACCATTGCTACACGGATACCCGGCACTTCACGGTATTCGGGGACGAAGTCACTGTCGAGCCTTATTCTGGAGTAAGACAGCCCATCATCGAATATCATTTCAACAATGCCAGACTTGGTGCGTTTGAACCCGTCATGAGTCTGATCAATGCCATCAACCGCGTTTCTTCTGACAGATTGGATGGTGTAGACCAGTTCGTGCAGGCTCTCATGATGTTCAAGGGTGTAAACATCGAATCGCAGGACTACGCTGCCTTGAAAGAAGAGGGAGCGATTGTCGTTCCTCCCGATGGAGACATCAAATATCTCATCCAGGAGATGAACCAGACCCAGAACCAGACCTTAATCGATGCGCTTTATGACGAGATGCATGAGATTATAGGCATCCCGAAGCGGAGTTCCGGTTTAGGAGCAGGGGATACGGGAATCTCCGTGGTCTATCGAGACGGATGGGAAGAAGCCGAGAGTTACGCAAGAGGCGATGAAATGATGTTTGCGGAATCGGAAACCAAGTTCCTTGAGCTGATCTGCGACATCATGAACCGCCAGCGTCACACCGACCTTTTAGTCGATGACATTGAAATTAAATTCACCAGACGAAATTATGAGAATCTCGTGTCCAAGAGCGAAGTCCTTCTGAGTATGTTGTCCTCTGATTGGATCCATCCGAAACTGGCCTTCACGTATTCGGGAATGTTCCCCGACCCGGAGACAGCTTACAAGATGTCTGAGGAATACCACCGCGAGACGGTGGAGAACGAATTAAACGAATTAAGCGAAGATGAGAATAGACGAGATCAACCGGCTGAATCCGTATGAGTACATGGATGAGGAACTGGACTCATTCAGGAAATTTCTGGTAAACGAGTTTTCGAAGTACAAGGTTAAAAACAACTTAAGACTCACCAAAGAGATGTTCGGACGATTGAAGAAGAGATGCGACAAGATGTTTCTGAGGATCGCCCGTCATTATAACCGCGAACAGGGTGGCTCGTTCGACTACGACAAAGACTGGCTTTTTGACTTTCTTTTAGAGTTCGACCCCATAACAGGATATCAGTTCTCAAACGAATGGGAGAGAAAGATGTACCGTTGTTATGAGGAAGTGGAATCCGCAAAGGAAGTGAAAAAGTCCCTGTCGAAGATCATTAAGAAGCAGATGAAGTTGATTAATGATCAGGTCACACAGAAGGCCATCGAGACAGCGGACCGGGGAAGAATGGACGCGTACAAGGAAAGGAAAGTCTCAAAGTTCAGATGGCACACACAGAGAGACGAGAGGGTCTGTCCTGAGTGCTATCCGAGAGACATGAAGATCTATGACGCGGACAAACTCCCCAAGAAGCATTACTTCTGCCGATGCTGGCTGGAGGTCGTATGAAATTATCAGACGAGACTTTAGCCATCATTGAGACCGCCTTAAAACACGGTGACAGTGTTGAATTAAAGAAGGAGCAGGGGCGGCTGGTAGTAGTAGTGATAAAACGACAAGTTAAGATAAAGCAGGAATTCTAAATGGAGAATTCTGGATGACCAACAGGGGTCCTTTCATGGGACTCCTGTTTTTTATTTGGACTTACCGGAAGGACCGGAAGGCTTTGCTCCTTTCTCCTTGCCGGTTCGAGACCGGCTAAGTCCATCGTCAGGGAAGACGCTAATCGCACAAGTCAGGGAAGACTTAAATCGCAGAATGTCAGGGAAGACAAAAATCGCACGAAAGGAAATGGAAAAATGAAGATCGATGTCAGCACTATTGAAGGATACGAAAGCATGAGTGCCGAGGAAAAGCTGAACGCGGTGTTAGGTCTGGATTTTCCCGATGCCGGGGAGATGAAGAAACTGAAGGACCAGCTGACCAAAGCGAATTCCGAAGCGAAGTCGTGGAAAGACAAGCACAATGCTCTCCTGTCCGATGACGAAAGAAAAGCAAATGAAAACGCGGAGACCCTTCAGACTCTACAGACCGAGTTAGAGACTTTGCGGAAAGAGAAGGCGGTTTCCGGCTACAAAGCGAAGTTACTGGAGAACGGTTTCCTCTCCGAGGAGGCAGACAAAGGGGCGACCGCACTGGCAGAGGGTGACATCGATGGTTTCTTTTCCCATCTTGCATCCTATAGAACCAATATGGAGAAATCCATTAAAGCAGACCTTCAGCGTCAGAATCCGAAGCCTGGATCCATTGGTGGTTCTGAAACCACGATGACGAGAGAGAAATTCAACAAACTCTCGATGCACGAGCAGATGGTATTCATGGCTGAGCATCCTGACGAATACAAGGCGATGAAAAAATAAAAGGAGGATATCATGCCTAATCCGAAAAACACCATTTACAACAACTTTGTGCTTGAAAACATGATCGAGGAACTTGTGGCCTCCCGGCTGGACCTTCAGCCTTTCGCCACTGTAGACAATACCCTCGAAGGTGTTGCCGGTATGGAGAAGCACATCAACCGTTACACCGCAACGGACGGCACACAGAAGCTTGCCATCGGCGAAGGAAACACCCAGACCATCGTTGCTTCTTACGTTCCCGAAGTCTATCGCATTCTGCTCGCTCAGAACAGAGCAGAATACTATGACGAGGAACTGATGCAGGATCCAGTTGCCATCGAGACTCTGGTCCAGAAACAGGCCGCCGGTCTGTTCGATCAGATGAATGCTGACATTTATGGTGAGTGGGCGAAGACCGGCATCACCGAGACCGCCGCGTCTGCTGCCGATATCTTCGGTGCTTTCGTAAATGCCCAGGCATGGATTCACAACGAGTCCCTGACTCCCGGCGAGGAGACCTTCGCTATCGTTAACCCGTTCGACCTTGCGACCATCCGGGCCGCGCTTGGCACCAACCTTCAGTACGTTGAGGCCTTTGCAAGACAGGGTTATGTCGGAACGGTTGCCGGGACGAACCTGTACATCAAGCGCAACGCAACCCGTGGCAAAGTCTACATGGCTACCCGTGAAGCGGTCACCCTGTTCGTCAAGGACGGCACCGAATCCGAAGTCGTAGACGCTTCTCGCCGTGACGCTGCCGATGCGAATGTCCGTCTGAACACGATGTTCGCCCGTAAGTACTATGTGGCGGCTCTTACCGATGCGACCAAGGCCGTAGAAATCTCCATCCCCTTCACTCCGTCCGTGAAGATCCTTACCCCCAATCCGACCATTGGAGTAGGTGATACCGTTCAGATGAAGGCACAGGGTTCTGCTGAAGGCACCATCGCATGGACTTCCGATACGACCGCTAAAGCCACCGTTGACTCCACTTCCGGTGTGGTAACCGGTGTAGCCGCCGGTACTGCCACAATCACCGCAACACTGACCGTAGGTTCTTCCACCTACACTGATACCGCAGTAGTCACAGTGGAATAATTAAGGGGGTGCCGACATGACAGATGCTGAAAAGCTGACAATGCTCGTCAGGCTTACCAATGATGCTGACCCGGATGTGTTGGCACTCTACCTTGATATCGCAAAAGCCAAGATTCTGGAAAGGCTCTATCCGCTGAACGATACCGACAGGGACTCCTACGAATTTCCTTCTTTCTACGACTACGCGCAGATTCAGATTGCGCAGTATATGTATGAAAATCGTGGAACATTCGGTTTAACCTCCCATACGGAGCAGGGTGTCCATGATACGTTCGCTTCAGCGGATATCCCACCGGAACTTCTGAAGAACATCCTTCCCTATGTTTCGGTACCCTCAAGGATAGGAGGCAAAAATGCTGGTTGAGAAGTATAAGTCTCTTATCTATTACCGATTGTACGAAGGGATGGAGAGCCGGTATGACGATGAAGGAAGGTTCATCGGCAAGGCTCCCAAGTACAGCGACCCCAAACCTTTCAGGATCCATGTAGGATGGGCGAGGGGTGCGGCTGACTTCGAAGTCTTCGGAGCGAGTCTGGACTATGACAAACCGATGGTCACCGATTGGCTTGCGTGCCCGATCGATGAGCAGAGTGTTTTGATCGTAGACCATTCTCCCACTGAAGTCCCCTATGACTACATCGTAAAAAGGGTGGCGAAATCCAAAAACTACATCACCTACGCAATAAAGAAGGTGGATGTACAGTGAAGGTTGCAGCTATTGGCCTTCAGGAGGCGATAGACCACTTAAAGCGGTATCAGAATTACCTTGATTCCAAGCTTCATCTAATCATCGAAAGACTTGGAAACGAGGGCATAGAAGTGGCAAGAGCCAGTTACACTTCGGCACAGTATGACGGCGAGAAAGATATCAGCGTAACGATGGAATGGGTATCAGATACCGAAGGATATGTCGTGGCAAGCGGAACAAAAGTCCTCTTCATCGAGTTCGGTACCGGTCTCATTGGATACGGTCATCCGCAGGCCTCAGAGTTCGGATACGGACCGGGAACATGGTCTGACAACGAATCCTTGGGAGGCAAGCATCATTGGAAAGACCCGGAAGGATGGTATTACGCTCACGGCTTGAAATCAAAAGGTAATCCCCCTTCCATGTCCATGTACAACGCTGGAAAGGAAATGCACAGCAGAGTGGAAGCAATCGTAAAGGAGGTGTTCTCATGATCGATATTGAACCACAGGTCTTCGATGAAGTCTGTCAGGAAATATGGAGAACCTACCCAGAGATGGAAGTGGTCAATGAGATCGTGATGGATGTCCCCACCTTCCCCTGCGTCTGCGTTGAGGAGATCTCCAACACCGTCTACAGAAACGGAATCGACTCTGGCTCTGTCGAAAACTATGCGGATGTAGATTACGAAGTCCGGGTATATGTAAACAACACCTTTGGCAAGAAGCGAAATGCCAGACAGATCATGAGTGTGGTCGATAACTGGTTCACCGCCAAAGGATTCATCAGAAGAAATAACAGTTTCGTCCAGTTTGATGACGGAACCAAGTATCAGGTCATTTCACGATACTCCGGTATCGTAGACCACAACGAAACAATCTATGGGAGGTAAAACATGGCGATTAATACCTACAAATCTTTCCTTATGCACAAAGGAAGCGGAAGTTCCTATACGAAGCTGATCGACATCAAGACCGTTCCATCTGTCGTACCGCAGAAGGACGGCCTCGAAACCACCACTATGTCAGACCCGATCCAAACCTTTATCGATGGCATTCAGCAGGTTGACGCGACTGGCTTTCCCTTCAACTGCAATTATGATGCTACCAAATTCCAGGAGATCAGGGCGATGGAAGGCACTGAAGGTGACTTCTCCGTATGGTTCGGCGGCACCGAGGAAAATGGTGTAGTTACCCCGACCGGCACTGACGGCAAGTTTGACTTCAAGGGATATCCGAGCGTTTCCCTTAACGAGATGGGTGTCAACGAAGTCCGTGAGATGACCGTCTCCATTCGTCCGACCACTGGTGTTGCGTTCTCTGTAGCAGCAGGTTGATTAACTTAGGAAAGGAGCAAAACTAATGAAAATCAATCTTGAATATGATGGCGAGAAATACACCCTGGAGTACACACGGGATACCGTCTTGAAGATGGCAGACAGAGGATTCGAAGATCG